TAGTTTTGTATAGATCCAATAACCTTATCTCTTATTTGAGAAGGAGTTTGATCTGTTTGTAAACTGTTATAATAGATCTTACTATTCATTTCAACATGAAGAATAGCAGGATCTATAATTACTGGTTCAACAGATGCCACAACATACTTCTTTAATTTCTCAACAATATCATTTTTTGTCAGAGAAGTAAGATAAGAAGCATCTGATGGTTTTAAAACTATAAAAACTTTTCCATAATCAGGTGGTTGTTGCTCTTCTCCACCAAATATGATTATATCGCTAGTAGCAGGATAGATATTTCTTACAATTGCACCATAGTCATCAGCAGTCACTGCACGATCCTGTGACCCATATGTTTTTGGTGCGTTATATTTGATCTTATCAGTCGTCTCTATCTCCTCTCCACCTGCTGAAGCGATAGTAGAGTTGATTGTAACAGTGAATTGATTGGGTGAAACACCATTAGGATTCTCAATAACACCAGAAAATACAAAAGTCTTCACTCCATTAGACTCTGGACCTGATGTTGTAACGTAAGAAACGTTAATAACAGCATTATTATCAAGTTTTTTCCCTAATACACCATCACCAAAGATCAATTCATACCTTTCGTCTGCAATTTCATCGAGGAAAAACACTTTAGAGTTAGAATCTACTCCTAAAATGTTCTCTGCAAGTAGGTATGGTTCATTAAATGACCCTCCTGTTGGGAAAACTTTAACTCTAATAGTGTTTGTATCAATATTTCTATTACCTAATACAAACTTTTGTGATTTATTATTGGTATTAACCGTAAAATTCTGTACAACTTCCGTTCCTTCTCTTAAAGGAATGTTAGTAAACACTGCTGTATCGTTAGAAACCTGTGCTTTTGTATCCTCTACTGTTATATAATTGTAAAGCGTGTTGTCATATGATGCAGTAAACCCTGTTCCCTTCTTAAGAATCAACTCTGTATCTGTTGTAGGGTTAGAATAATTGACAGTAAATGAAATATAAGCAGTAGGAGACGTAGCAGACTTTGGTCTATAACCCAGTTGCTTCGCAATTGCTATTACATTGTCCCTTAACGTGGCAGAATCAATGTATAGTTCATTGACTACCATGTTGGTATTGAACGCCGTGTAGTACGTATTATACGCAAGTACGTCCAACATATTTGATAGTGCCGAACCATCAAAATCATAATCAGTAAAATCAGTCTGTGCTCTCATATATTCTTTGAGAGAACTCTTGATTTGATTAAAATCTAAATTAGCGACCTGTGTATATGGCATTTATCTTGTACGATCTAAGAAGAATCAACGGCCACTGCTGATTCATCCTCTCTTCCTACAATTGTAAAAGAAATTTCCACATCAAATCCATTATTTGTGTCATCAGGGACACATCTAAGAGAATCTATTGCAAGACGAGGTTCGTGTATTGATATAGTTTCGGCAATTTCTGCTTTGATTAAAGCAGCAGTACCAAAATCTAATGGTTCAAAGAGTAATTCTCTAACACTACACCCAAGTTTAGGTTGAAATGGTCTCTCACCCTTATTAGTAAGGATAAGATTCTGTAATGACTGTACAATTGCAGCCTTATCCTTCACACAAACGAGATCATCCGTAACTGGATGTGTCTTGAATGTGACGCTTAGATCTTTAAACGTCTGGAAGGTGGGCATATGTAGATACAGCAAGGCTGTTTTTATTTATCTACCCAACGCTATAGAATGTATACCGTAACGTCAGTTCTTCCTGTGGTTTTATACGTTTTATCGTCTTAATATAATATCTGTCACCTATTTGGTATTTCTCACAGTTAGGTGTATCACTGTGATTAATGAAACCACCAAGCGGAGTTCTAATTATCTCTTCTCCTATAATAAGATGAGACATGCCAAGTTCCGCACCTACCGTTAGGGGTAGGCGCGTAAATAAACCTTGACCTGCTATAGAACTATAATCTATGTAACAGCCTCTAGGTAGTGCTAGGTACATCGGTTGTCTCACGGCAGCATTCATGTTCACCATCCTCTTGCCTATGCATGTGTTCTAGAACATGTTCCAATTTACTCTCTATCCTTTCTAATACATCTAATAGTGGATCATCATAATAGTACATATTTCCATTCTCAGGTGCGCTGGTCTCTTCGTTAGTCATAGTCCTCACTCCTTTATTGAATAATACAATATTTAGTCGGCGACTCGCGCTCGGCGTTTTCGGCGTTATTAACCAAAGGTATTAATATTGTAACTCTTACGGATAGGAGGATACTTTACCTTCTTCCTAGTAACAGTTTGATATATCTTATAGAGAGTATGGGAAGGTAACTCAGAATTGTTTGGGGTGAGTAACAACATCTCCATGTATTTCTCCTATATCGTCTATGTGTGCATGATCAATCTTCTCAATATGAAGATGTTCTAAAGCATCGGCAATTCTTTCGAGTGCTGATGCAATACGTGTAAATTCTTCGCTCATTTTAAATGTGATGTACCTGAATCTAAGTGTTCTTCCATCTTCTTATTAATCTCATCCATCTTTGCCTCCACAGACTCTGGCGTTGCCATAACCCTGTATAAGACTTTATCTCTCGTGGAGAGTTCATTAATCATCTTAGTGACTTGTTCCCACAAATGATCAGAACCCACGCCTTTCATGCTCATTTGCCCTGACCTCTGTAACGCTTACGAGCACCATTGCGAGAAGATGCTGATAGTTTTGTGTTCTGACTCTTGCCTTGCCTAGTTTTCTTAGGTTGAGGATGAGAGTAATTAGTATTGTTATAAAGTGCCATTAACCTGACCTACGTGTTCCTATGTGTATTGTAGCACCAATACCAGGTGCTTGGCAAGTCCTTTGTTGGGAAGTGTTACCACATACACTATAATCCCCGACCTGTGCTATAGGTCTTCCATTAAACTTAACCTTCTGACATTTCAGATTTCCATCAGTAAATGTTCGTGATGTTGCAGTGCAACCTGCTAAGGTTCTTGGAACTCCTGGAACTGCTTGTGGCGTTGCAGCACTGTTATATGCTTGTAACGGTTGTCCTTCGATAGAAATCTTACCACCTGCAACTCTACCAATTCCTGTGGTTCTAGCAACATTAGGTGCAGGTGTACCTGCTAATGCAAGAGGGTTGTAGAAACAATTCGCATCACTCGTGGGCGAATCTAGCGTTCCTGGATGTACTATCTGTAATGCCATTACCTTATTCTATTTCCAAATTTTACTAAGTCTACTTTTAGACCCTCGACATTGTTATGCAAGTAATCTAAAGTATCAGAGAGACTCTCGTGTTCATTCGACGATGGTCGTCGGTACAGTAACGATGGCCGCTCGAGCTGGGATATCCTCTGCTCCTGTTCTTGGCACTTCTCTGACAACATCAGGAGTGCCTGTTCCAATTTCTTCTGATTTGCTAATAACTCTTCCATCATTTTGATCTCCACGTAAGAAGGCGTTTGCGGCTCGACTCTCAAAGTCATCACAGAACTCATCGAAGTTATTCAAAATGTGTTCATAGTTTAGTTCGGGTTTTTCAGTCATTTTTTACCGCGGAAATTTTTTTCAAATTTAAGGTTTTAAAAAAACCATTTTCAAATTTATTTATCTGTCGTCTGGATACTTTTGTAGGTTAGCTCTTTTGGATTTTCGCTCGGGCTAAGGGGGTAGGGGTCGCACACCCCAAAATACTGTCCATGCTCACCGTGTTGCGATCCACTGTGGATCTGTGGTGACACATCCGACAGGTGCAAATCCTGTAAGTGTGCGATAATCCCAAATGAATTTCAACTTTTGCTCCTTAATCGGTCCACCTCTGCGTCCTGTCATGTCTGCGGTTGGTTGGTCTATGGCGTTCAATTTGAATTTAACAGGTGAATTCTTTGCAGTCTCACCGACCCAACCTGATTTCCATGCGTCTGGTTTGCCGTGTCTGTCATATGATTTTAATGCAAGGCGTGTCATAAATTTGTCTAGCATAGGGCGTGTCATTACAAACCACTCATTGCCACCTGCTTGCTCAGAATAAAAATGCTTATAACGCTCAGGCACTTTATGGTCATGTCCATGTAGTGTTGAATATCCTTGCTTGCGGAGTAGGGTGTGTATCCACTCTTCGGACCAACCACAATTATTCACTGCAAGCATGTCTATAATAATTTGATCACCAGCGAGTTTAGTGCGTGACCCTTGCATGATTTCCCATGCTGAGGATTCGCCACCAGCAGCAAGACCAATTTTGACAGCGACGTATTGTGACTTGTCATTAGTCACGGCGTTGTCCTTTGATGTCCAAACGTATATGCTACCAGGTGCGAACTTTAAATTTCCAGGTTGTAAGTGTGAAGGATCTGCTACGCTTCCGAACTTGTGACCTTTGGGGAGTTCTGTTCTTGTTGGCATGATGTAGAGAGAAAGAGAGTTGAACGACAAAAAAAATCAGACCGCTTAGTGGCGGTCTGAAATATACCAAGTTCCACCTGTGGGAACTTCGAGTGCTTGAAACTGGCGTTTTGCCATTGCGTCAAGAGCAGCAAGTACAACTGGATCTTTTGAAGCGGTCTCGTTCATTAAGACCTGTCCGTTGTAGAAAGATTTTAGTTCTTTGTTGTTCATGTCTTAAGTATAAACAGAAAATGCCCCGAATGGGGGCATTAGTGGACACTAATCCGATTGGCATAGTGTGGGGTCAATCTTGCATAGTTGATCCATTTTGTTTTGTTGGATGGTATCAACTTTTTTTATCGCTGTGGTTCCAACGTGTAACCCAACGACCAAGACCACGCCGACTAAAATAAATCTCATGCGTGGTTCAATGTGAATTCACAACGAATGCCAGCACCTTGATAAAATGCGAGCATGTCCTGTGCTTTCGCAAAACTGCTAAACGTTATATGCCTTGGTTGACCTTGGTCGAATGGCATCCAATAGCGAATAGTGTTTTTTGATGATTGCATAGAGTGATTTGCTGAACAATGTAAGTATAGGACATAACAGGCACGGCGCAAGGTCCTTAGTGCCAGTTTAAAAAATGCCATACCTTCTGTCCTGTGAAGGTATGGCATGTTGTAGGATGTCAAGTCAAACTCATGTGGGTTAGGACTTGGGAAATCATGACGGCATCCTGTCTGAATTGTTTTTTGTATGCTGCTGCGATACAATGAAAATTCACCAGCATGTCTTCGACTTCAGAGTCTGGGAGTTCCACGTAGAGAATCTTGCAGTCCTCGCGCTCACCCTTCCAGAATCCTTCGCCGTCGATAAATGTTCCGTACTCAAGGAGTGGCATCACCTCGCGTCTAATGAAATCATCCATCATTGCGTCGGTGACTCTGCCGTTGTCGGGGATGTTTCTCCCCATTGTTAGTTCGAGTCGGATCATAAAAAATCTTTGGTACAATACAAGTATAACAAAAAACCCCTACCGTGTAAGGTAAGGGTGTCCAGTTATTCTATTGGCACAACTCTTCAAATCTTTTGATTGCGAGTCGTGCTGCCTTGTCTGCGATCTCATCCTCAGAGTAGACTCCCTTGTTTAACCTTGCTTCAAGTTCGGTTAAGCAGTCGTCAAAAATTCCTTCAAGGATTGCTTCGTTTTGTAGAGTGGACATAAATGCTCCGATTGAAATGTGTGTGAGGGGCGTAGTCAGTGCGTCCGTAGACCGTTGCTTAAACCCCTCACTCTTTTAATATAAACGATTCTCACGCAGTATGGGAGAATCGTGTGCCAGTTTGTCAACTGGATTCGGGCCGGATTTTATGCGAATAAAGGTCGCATATAATCCTTGAACTCTTCGCACATGGCGTGGGCGAGAATCCTTAATTGCTTCTCGTCTGAATTGTTGCCATCTGCCACGAGTTCATCATAACACGCTTGCCTTATGCCAAGATCCGTGATATCATACTCGTGGAGTTGTACGTGTTTGAAAAATGACATTAGTACATCCCCCAATATCTGAGGTCTGTACCTGCGTGCATCTCATTAAACATGGATTGGATTTCGTAATAGTTTGCGTCATCCCATCTCACGCCGTCACGTGTTTCAAAGAATCCACAGTCGTTTTTCATTACGTTCTTGAATTCTGTGAATCCACAGCACTCAAGTGCGAGACGGTAAAGGCACTCTGTGTTCTGAATCCAGAGAGCGACGTTCCAAGTCTCGTAATCTTTCCAACCGTTCATAAAATGCTTTGATTTGTTTGACTCTTTAAATATAAACGATTTTGAGTGAGAATAGGGGAAGTGTGTGCCACTAATATAATTGGCACGAGGTCAGCCAGAATTTTGTTTCATTATGTAACGATATTGTCTAAATGGGTCGATCTGTGTTTATAATGGGTGAGTACAAACGTAAATCACGTATGCCAACCGCAACCGTCTCCAAGTCAACCGCAGCAAAACCAGCACGCAAGACAAGGACACGCAAAGCACCTGCTAAAAAACCAGCAGTGAGCAAAGTCACCGTCACAACCTTCAAAGGTGGCAAGGCAGTTGCAAAGATCACAACCCTGAAACGTCCAAGCACACGCAACCTCATTTCAGGTGATCGTTATCTCAAGGATATTCAAACACGTTGGGCAATCCATCAATTTGAAATCCAAGAACTGATCAAGGACGTTCGCAAGGGTTTCGATTTTGTCACTCCCTATCACGCTGAGGTCGTCAAGACAGTCAAATCTTGGCAATAGAATTTTCACCCCTCGCAAGAGGGGTATTTTCATGCCCAAAAATTCGGGCCGCTTCGCTCCATGAAAAAAGCGAGGTGTTAAACCTCGCTTACGCTTTCGATTGTCCATTCTGAAACGTACTCCATCTCAACTGGAAATCCATTGATGTTTGCGTGGGCAAGTTCACACGCTTGCTCTTCGGAATCTGCTTCAACAAGGACTGTGAAATAGTTCACCTCTGAACACTCGATTCTGAACTGATTCATAATCCGTTCATGTAATCTGAGATCGCTTCCAAATAATCTTCGTAAGTTGAATAACGATTTTTGAACTGGTCGGGAACCTCACGGTTCTTGTGACTTTGGCAAGACTCGTTGATCTCACGAACTGTGTAACCTTTTTGAAGGAGTGAAGGAAAGAACTCTTGAAGATTTGATTTATTCATATCCTTATTATACACACGCAACCGACCCAAATAGGAAAAATGTGTGACAGTTTCTCAACTGTCTTGGGCGGCTGACTTGTGAACTGGAAATGATAAGGTCTCACCTGGTTTCAGTGAGTAAGTTGTAACCCCTTTGTCATCGGGTGTCCATGATGTGACATCTTTGTTATTGTCACAAAGTTCTTTCCACAGGTCTTCGTCATATGTTTCAATATGTTCTTTGAGGTCATGGTATCCCAAACCTTGATGATAATCACAGAGATTATCGTAAACATATTGGTACATGGTCTTCCAATCCATGCCATCTGCGATGATTTCAGAATACTGTTCAGCGATGGCATCAAGTTGGGCAGCGTTCATAGAATGTGAATTGTACATGATACTATTATAACATACCATGAGCACATTTCAACAAAAATCCAGCTGACCGTGTGCAGTTTGACAGGTGGCACACGGTGTGTTGATTTTATCTGTAACTCGGTGTAATATAGTATTCTCCGTCGTAGTAGTCTTGATCAACCCAATTCTTTATACCTACCTCTTCTCCATAAGTATTAATTAACTCTTCTCTTTGTTCAATTAATTCATTAATGAAAAATTGTTGGTTCTTGTTAACATTTTCCATAATAGATTAGAGCGAGGTTGTTATTAATTATAACACAACATGTGGAAAACATGTTCTGTTAAATCTTAAGTTTTTATAAAAACAAAAAAACGCACTTTCTGAAAAAACTCAAAAAGTGCGTTTCTTAAGTTTATGCAATTTCGAGAGTTTCAGAATTATGTAATATCATACCATCAAAGAATGGTACAACTTTACCTCTGAAACTTACGAACCACTCAAATTGCTTTTGAAACACACCTGCACCGTATTTGACTTCATCAAGTAATGCGTTAAGGCGTGACTTCGTAGTCACTGTCTCCCATCCGCATGATGATATCTTTAATGCACGTGTAGAATGATCATACGTAGCGATGTTATGACCATGTAAATAAACTGAACTGCAATTTGTATTCTTATTATAATGAACATCGGTGTTAGATCCAGACCAGTTGCCTTTGTTGCTAACTGCGAAGTTCATTTGCTTTTCAAGTTTACGCATGAATGTAAGAAAGAATAGGTTAATAAAAGTTTTCAACAGGGTGTGGAAAAACATCACTAAACCACAGGGTCTAGTGATGCTTCAATAGATGCGTCCAATTTGGCATTTAATGTCCAAAGGTTTTGGCACTCATCGTCATCCTGTATGAAAGGGTTGTCAAGAGCACGATCCAAAGAGGCAACATATGCTTGTGCTTCTTCGATTGTGAGTTCAAGGGTGATCATAGAAACTTTGTTTGACATGTTCTTATTAT